CTGTCCGGCGCATACGTCGTGGGCGAGCCCAGCTATGACAGCGAAGCCGGCACCGCCGAGTACGAGTTCAACGGCATCAAGGGCATCTGGCAATGAGCACCATCAAGCTGAGCAAGCCGATCAAGGTGCACGACAAGGACGTGGAAGAGATCGAACTGCGCGAGCCCACCACAGCAGACGTGATGGCATGCGGCTATCCGATGTCGATCGGCGACGGCACTGCCACGCCCAAGGCCGATGTGATCGGCGCACTGATCGCCCGCCTGGCGAGCATCCCGCCATCCAGTGTCAAACAGATGTCGTTGCCAGACTTCAGCAAAGCGATGACGGAGATTCTGGGTTTTTTCGGGGAATAGACGGCGAGCTGCTGGAAGACAGGGCATTCGAGGTCGCCTACTTTTGGCGGCTCGATCCGTCGCAAGTGTTGGCACTGCCGCTGTCGAGATTGATGCAGTACGAGCAACACGGCAGGCGCATCGCAGAGATACAACAAGAGGAGCAGTGACGTGGCAGACAAGTTCCAGCTCAAAGCAATCATCAGCGCGGTCGACAAGCTCACGCCGACGCTCAAGGGCATCCAGCGTTCTGTCCGCCTCACCTCGAAGACCATCCGCGATGTAGGCGGGGCGGGCGGTGAACTGCTCACCAAGATCGGTCTATCTACCGCCGCGCTCACCGGCGGGCTCGCCTTCTCGATCAAGAAGATCGTGGACGTCAGCAGCGAATTCGAACGCTACCGCACCATCCTAGAAACCATCGAAGGCAGCTCCGACAAGGCGCGCAAGTCGATGGACTGGGTGCAAGACTTCGCCGTGAAGACCCCATATGAGTTGAACCAGGTGACGGATGCTTTCGTCAAGCTGAAGGCCTACGGCATCGAACCTCAGAACGGCGCGCTGATGTCCGCAGGCAATGCCGCCGCCGCGATGGGCAAGGACGTAATGCAAGCCGTCGAAGCGCTGGCCGATGCCATGACCGGCGAGAACGAGCGCCTCAAGGAATTCGGCATCAAAGCCAGCAAGGCCGGCGACACCATCGTGTACACCTGGACCGAGAACGGCAAGACCATGGCCGCAAAGGCCAAGGCCAGCAGCAAAGAGATGATCGAATCGACCATCACCGGCATCTGGAACCGTCGCTACGGCGGCGCGATGGATAAGCTGTCCGGAACGTGGACGGGCATGTGGTCGAACCTGATGGACCAGATCACCAAGTTCACCAAGATGATCGGCGACTCGGGCATGTTCGACATGCTCAAAGAGCAGCTGCAGGGCGTGCTTAAGCTGGTGGACCAGTGGGAAAAAGACGGCACGCTCAAGAAAGTCGCCAAAGAGATCTCCGACGGTCTGGTCTCCACGCTCAAGGAACTGATCACCTGGATGCGTCAAGTGGACTGGCGCGGGTTCGTTTCCGACGTTCGCGACATTGTTGTCGGCATCAAGGATCTGGTCACCTGGCTGGGCGGCATGAAGAACGTGCTGATCGGCGTCGGTGTCATCCTGCTGGCGGGTCCGCTCGGCGCGCTGCTCTCCATCGTTGGTACGCTGTGGCGCTTCGGCGCGGGCATGCTCAGGATCATCGGCGGCTTCAAGGCGATCGGCACCGCCATCATGGTGGTCGGCCGCATCTTTGCCATCGTCGGTCGCTTGTTCTTGCTCAACCCCATCGGGCTGGTCGTCACCGCCATCGCTGCCGCCGCCTACCTCGTCTACAGCAACTGGGACACCATCAAAGGCTGGTTCGTTGACTTCTTCACCTGGCTGCCGAAGAAGATCGGCGAGGTCGCGGCATGGTTCGCGGATCTGATCCCAGACTGGATGCGTGAAATGTTCTCCGGCGGCGCATCGATCACCAGCAACCAGACCACATCGCAAATTTCAGGTAGTCGTTCATCAGTCTCTCCGGTGGACGGCGCATCGATCACCAGCAACCAGACCACATCGCAAACGTCTGCACGCAGCCCCTTGCTGGGCGCACGCACGCAACTCAATGGCGAGATGGTCGTGCGCTTCGAGAATGCACCGCCGGGCATGCGTGCCCAGCCGGGCAGTACGAATCAGAGCGGCATGCGCATGAATCCGGACGTCGGATATCGCAGCCTGGGAATGGCGGGGTAAACCATGAGCTGGAAAGACAACCTGCAGCAGGCCAGCTTTCGCGGCATCACCTTCCATGTCGAAGGTGATGACCTCGGCGTAGGCCGCCGCAGTCAGACGCACGAATACCCCGGACGTGACAAGCCGTTCACCGAAGACATGGGGCGCGCCACCCGCAAGGGCAGCATCGAAGCCTTCCTGATCGGTGCAGACTACATGGCCGCGCGTGACCGGCTGCTGAGCGCCTTAGAGCAGGGCGGCGCTGGCGAGCTGGTGCACCCGTGGTATGGCCGCATGACGGTCAATATCGACGACGGCTGCCGCGTGCGCCACAGCGCCAAGGATGGCGGCTACTGCGCCGTCACCATCAGCTTCGTCGAAGCGGGCGAGCTGGCCTTCCCCTCTGCAGCCGAATCCACAGCGGCGCAGGCGCTGATCGCCGCCGAAGCGGCCAAGGCCGCATCGCTCACCGAGTTCGAAAAGTTCTTCACGATCGGCGGGCTGCCATCGTTCGTGCAGGACAATGCGCTCGCATCGTTCGGCAAGACCATGCGCACACTGGAAGCGGGCATGCTCAATCTGCGCAGCGTCAACAAGGTGGCAATGGCCGCGCTGAATGGTGACCTCAGCGCGCTGCTGCCGAACAGCTACTCGCTGGCCAATCGCTTCTACGGACTCTTCACGCAGGCAGAAGGACTGATCTCAGGTGCCGATGCAGACGAGATCAACCAGGCCACGGCCGGGGCGACCGTCGGCGCGGTCGCACTTTTCCCGGTACCGGCTGCCACCACAGGCGGCACCGCCGCCAGACAGCAAAGCAACACCAACGACGACGCCATCGCCACACTGGCCAGCGGCGCGCTGCTGGTGCAAGCCGCCGGCATGACATCGCTGATGGCGCTGCCAGTGTTCGAGGATGCCGCCCGGTTGCGCACCGAGCTGATGCGCGCACTGGACGCACACTGCCAGCGTGTGCAGACAGACGAATCCTTCGCGGCCTTCCGCGATCTGCGCAGCAAGGTGCACCAGGACATCACCCGCAAGACGCGCAGCGCTGCCCGCTTGCGCGAGTTCACACCGCTCGAAGTGTCGCCTGCCATCGTGCTGGCCTACGACCTGTATGAAGACACCAGCCGCGAAGCCGAGATCATCGCGCGCAACAAGATCCGCCACCCCGGATTCGTGCCCGCGCAGCCGCTCAAGGTGCTGACAGCATGACGCAGGCAGATGACGTTACCCTGCGGGTGAACGGCGCAGACTTCGGCGGCTGGAAGGAAGTGGAGATCTCCGCCGGCATCGAACGGCAAGCGCGCGACTTCAGCTTGTCGGTCACCAGCCAGTGGCCGGGCGCGACAGACCTGCCGCGCCGAATCTCACAGGGCGATGTGTGCGAAGTATTCATCGGCGATGACAAGCTTCTCACCGGCTATGTTGACGCCACGCCCATCCGCTACGACGCCAAGTCCATCAGCGTCGGCGTGAAGGGGCGCAGCAAGACGGCGGATCTTGTGGACTGTTCGGCTATCTACAAGACCGGGCAATGGACGAATGCGCGGATAGAAAAGATCGCCGCCGATCTGGCCGCACCGTTCGGCATCGAGGTATTGGCCGAAGCTGATACAGGCGAGGTGATGGTACAACACCACATCACAGAGGGAGAGTCTGCCTTCGAGTGTATCGACCGCATGCTCACCGCACACCAGCTGCTCATCACCGACGATGCGCTGGGTCGCGCGGTATTCATCAAGACCGGCTCCGGCGGGCGTGCCGTGACCGCTTTGGAGTATGGCAAGAACATCCTGTCTGCCGACTCATCGCTGGACTTTAAGGATCTGTTCCAGACCTACATCGTCAAGGGGCAGCGCTCAGGCAATGATAATGACCACGGCGATCCGGCATGCAGTGCCAGAGCAGAAGTGCCCGACACCGGCATCAAGCGTTACCGCCCGCTAAAGATCAAGCAAGACGGCCAAGTGACGAACCAGATCTGCGCCGACCGCGCGCTGTTCGAGAAGAGCCACCGCGCCGCCAAAGCGCTGGAGACGGAGTACACCGTGCAAGGCTGGCGGCAGGAAGACGGCACGCTCTGGCTGCCGAACCAGCTGGTGCGCGTGATCGACCCGGTGATCGGCTTCGACGGCGAGTTCCTGATCGTGGAAGTCACCTGGCAAAAGAGCGCCAGCGGAACCACCACCACACTTAAGGTCGGGTTGGAGTCTGGCTACAACCCCATCCCCGAAACGAAGAAGAAAGCAACGTCGGCAGGCTTCAACGATGCCGGCGTGACATACGTGGACTTCACCAAAAAATGAGCGAACGACTGATAGGTAAGATGCTGGCACCGTTGGCGCGGCGCGTCGGCAACATGCTGTCGCGCGGCACCGTTGTGCTGGCCAATACCGCCACCAAGATGCAGACCCTGCAGATCAAGCTGCTCGCGGACGAAGCCAAGGACGATATCGAACATGTCGAGCCGTATGGCCTCACCGCCTGCCCACACCCCGGCGCGGAGCACGTCACGCTGTTCTTCGGCGGCGACCGGTCGCACGGCGTTGTCATCGTGGTGGCAGATCGCCGTTATCGCCTGCAGGGTTTGGCAGCGGGCGAGGTCGCGCTGTATGACGACCTTGGTCAGAAAGTGCACCTCACGCGCGGCGGCATCGTGATCGATGGCGCAGGCCTACCGATGACCATCCAGAACACGCCGCACCTCACGGCAGACACCGCACAGTTCACGCTGACGGGTGACCTTGCAGTGCAGGGCAAGATCGATGCTGTCGGCGATGTGACGGCCGGCACGATCAGCCTGATAGACCACGTTCATTCCGGCATCACGCCTGGCGGCAGCAACACGGGAGCAGCACAGTGAACGATCTACAACTATCGATCAACGGCGCAATGACATCCGCCTCGGCAGTCACCGACGACCTGCTGCGTGCCGTGCTGATCAGCTTGTTCACCTGGCGCAGGGCAGGGAAGGACGACCCGACAGAAGGCCAGCGCATGGGCTGGTGGGGAGATGCTTATGCGACGGTAAGCGACGACAGGATCGGCTCGCTGCTATGGCTGCTGGCCCGCTCAAAACTGAGCAACGACACCGCCAACCGCGCCCGCGAATACGCGCAGCAAGCCTTGCAATGGATGATCGACGACGGCGTGGCCATGCGCATCGATGTCGTCACCGAGCGTACCGACGCAGCCGGGTTGGCGATTTCGCTCGATATCTACCGAAACGACGGCAGCGTGATGCCGGTGCGTTTCGACAACCTATGGGGAACCCTCAATGTTTAACCGTCCAACACTGCCGGAGCTGATCAACCGCGCCCGAGCAGATGTGCAGTCGCGCCTCACGCTCGAAGAATTGCTGCGCCGAAACGATCCAGACGTGCTGGCCGTGGTGCTGGCCGCGACCGCGCACGGGCTGTACGGCTATCTGGACTGGCAAGCCCGCCAGATCCTGCCCGACACAGCAGACAGCGAGATGCTGGACCGCCACGCATCGCTCTGGCTGGATGAGCCGCGCAAGGATGCAGCCGCCGCGACCGGCGACTTGCTGCTAACTGGTACCACAGGCACCGTGGTGCCGATTGGCACAGAGCTGTCTCGTGCCAATGGCTACCTGTATGCCACGACCGCCGAAGCAACGCTCGCAGCGGGCGCTGCCACAGTGGCGGTGCAATGTGCCAGCACGGGCGTGGATACGTCTGCACCGGCCAGCGAGACCCTGACTTTCGTCACCCCCATCACGGGCGTGAATTCCACCGCGACAGTCGCCGCCGATGGATTATCCGGCGGCACCGACACCGAATCCGACTCCGCCCTGCGCGCCCGCGTCCTCGCCCGCATCAAAGAGCCGCCCCACGGCGGCGCAGCGTTCGACTACGAAACCTGGGCGCTGGAAGTGCCCGGCGTCACCCGCGC